CCTGCAGTGATGCGCCCATCTCGACAGTGCCGGCCGGATAAGTACGGTGCGCCTCGATATTGCTGAAGCCTACTTTGTGCGGGCGTCCATGAGGATATACATCACGTAGAAGCTCTGGTTCGGTCAGTGGCAGTGAGTCTCCGATAGTCCACGTAACCCAGTCATCGCCCTGCTCGTGGATGATATTCAGGTGTACATACACAGTAGAGAATTCATCTCCGTTAAAGGTATCCTGCGGGTCTCTCCGTTGCTGACCTGCGCGGGTAAGGTTCGTAGTGTTGTCGCTGTTGCTTGCATTTGGGTTGCCTGCAGCCAGTACCTCGGCCAGTTTGTATGTATACCAGATAGGTTTATTCGTCTTCGGGTCTTCCTGCTCCATCATGTCCAGCACATCGCAAGCCCGCATAGGTACCTGCTCAATCAGGAACGGACTTGTGTTGACCACATCGCGCCAATCCGCGTTAGGGTCAAACCTGAACCTGTCTGGAGGGATGTGCTCAATCCACGGCCGGTCTTTGATGACCCTGGCAGTCTCTACCTCTGAGGCGAGCATCTGTCCCTGCTCGTCCATCAGGGGCTGTCCTTGCTCATCCATTTCGATCTGGTATTCTTTTTCTTTTTTCTCTTGGTACTGCCATTCCTGACGGGAGATGCAGACGCCATACACTTCGGTGTCTTGCCAAGCGCCGAGCGCCGTCAGGAACCACGGAATCGTGTTGCTTAACCGGTATTGGACCAACTGCTGCACCATTCGGGCTGTGTCATTGGCCACTACGTCCGAGGGGTTTTCCGCTTTGATGACCAGATCGTCGGCATTACTGAACAATGCCGCTGCTGCGGCTGCTTCGTGCGTACGAACAGCAGAGCGAGTTTTTGGCCGGAACAGTTTTGACCGGCCTGAGTATGCGTTGTGGTGGTACTTACTGCCGCTTGGATGTCTGCCCTGCATCATCCGGATGTTATCATCCCACTGTCTGCGAAGACTTGCGTCCATAAACGAAGAGGACTCTTTGAACGCGGTACGGGTTCGTACAGCCAGGTACCGAGCGGCGTCTGACGGTTTACTAGAATCGTCCTCAGTCTCGTTCTCTGACTCCGAATACACGGAGTTTACCTCGGGCTGCTCACGTCCGGGGTTGGGTTCGTTATCGCGTTTGGGGAATCTGTTCTCGGGTAAGGATCTGCCCATCGAGCTTTTTGTGTAGTCTTCATCATTGTTCATTTAGACACCTCACCTTTGCTGGCGCCAATCGCTTCGCCGGTAATGTGGCGCGGTAGGCTGTTCAAGTCGTTCTCTGCTGCGCTCTCCAGTCTGGAGACGTTGAACCGCTCTAAAAGCTCCCCTCCAGCGAGTTTCACCTCTTGCTCCAGATTGAGACTGACCCCTTTCAAGTGGACGCTCATGCCGAATTTCCCGGAGATTCTTGGCACCTGAATGTACGCAAGCCCACCGTTTTTGCTCAACACGATGGTGACCTTCCACTGAATCCCCGGATACTCTTTGACCAGTGTATTGCCCACAATACGAGCGTACCAATCCTGTGCTCCTTGACGAGATTTTTCGGCTGCCGTCATGTTCAGGGTGCCCTCATTGTCTGCATCCTTGATCCGTTTGACGTCGGATAGGCCCGCAACACGTATCATCAGTATACCTCCGGCTCAAACGAGCCTGACCCAATTCCGTAGTTATCCCGATTCGCGCTCTGGTGAACCCATACATAGGGTTCAGCAAACGTCATGGCCAGCGCGTCTGCTCTGTCTGGGGAGTCCAGCCCTCGGGCTTTCATATCCTCTTTTCTCTCCAGCATGAGCTGGTCTTTGGTCGGTAAAATCTTGTATGTTGGGGAGATCAGCTGCTCTGCAAGAACCGAGTCATCGACGATATCTGCGCCTGCTTCCAGCCACTCCTTCATCCGAACCCAGCACTCAACACGTTTGTTGTAGTACAGGGGGTCTTCCGCCGGTTTGCCGACATTTACATCAATCACAGGATAGCCGAGAGTGTTCAAATAGTCTACAACACCTGCGCCAAGCCCTATTCCGTCCACGTAAATAGCGCCCATCGGGTAACCTTTCTCCCGATATTCGTTAAATATTCTGGCTACCTGAGCGCCGAGCTGCATGTTATCCAGCCCCCGGTACCCCTTGACCGTGTGCTGTTTACGGCCCTGCCTGGCGGTGATGACCGACTCATCATCCCCGAATCTTGCTGGGTCGCAGCCTATCAGCAGGGGCTGGTACGCGTAGTCCCGATCCGAGAGTTTCATCTCTCTGGCCGCCTGCACCACCGCAGAGCTGATCAGCTGGTTCGATGCCTGTTTAGGAAACTCTCCTCGCACACGCACACGAAAAAAGTCTGAGTCCTCCCCGTGGTCGTCTGCCCACTCCTGCAGCTTGGCCTTGTTGGTCATCTTGCAGGTGCGCGAATCTATGTTGCGCGTCCACCAGCGGTGGCGGTACTTACCGAAGCACTCCCTGAACCTACCGGTATTTCGTGTCGGGTTGCCAAACGTAAACCACATCGCTCTGGGGGTTGTCATCGCCCCCTCAGAAACAGTCCATATCTGGTCCGCGATCCCTGACGCTTCGTCCATTATCATAAGTACGTGAGTGCCGTGCAGCCCCGCAAATGACTCGGAATTGTGCTCTGTCCAGGGGATCGCGTCGATGCCCCATGTCTCTGGTCTGTTCTTCTGGTAAAACCTTGTCGCAGTCCACGTGAACCAGTGGCCGTTGATAGCCCTCTGGTGCCATAGTGAGAGTTCCCGCCACGTCTTGCCTTTGAGCTGGTTCTGTGTGTTCGCGGTTACCCATCCAGCAAGATCAACTCTGGTTGACATGGCCCACAGCACTATCCACGCAGTCTCCGCGCCCTTACCAATACCGTGCCCTGACGCGATTGCGCTCTGTATGTTGGCCATAGGGTCCGCCTTGAGTGCGTCCCGAACCTTCAGTAGCAGTTCGCGCTGCCACTCATCAGGCCCGTCATGCTCCTCCAGATCGGTGCCCAGCTCCCCCCACGGAAAGGCGTACAGCACATACCCGTACGGGTCGTCGTAGAACTGGGCTATGTCTTTGACCAGCTCCGCCTCATACTGGTTTTTCCCCATCTGCTGGGACAACATGGCCTTGGCGGCCTGTGCGTTTGCTGGCGCCCGAAAGCTCGTTTGGCTCTGGGTGCTCATAACAAGTCCTCAAGATCATCAGTGCTGTTTACCGGCTCCACCGGACGGCGGTCTATGTGACTTTGGTCCTCGATCTCATCCACCACCGTTTCTGACTCACCCTCCAACACCCGCGCCTCGACACGGCGTCTGGCCTGGTTCAGCACCTCTGCCAGATCATCTGAGGTGGTCAGCTCCACCACTTCCTTGAATGCTTGCACATCCACGTGCTTGCCGATGATGTCCAGTGCGCGAAGCGCCGGCACCGGCTGGAATTCACCAATGATCAGGCGGCCTTGACTGTTACGAATAGGGGCGAGCTGGGAGCACTTCTCGTATACCGAACGGGCCTGCTCAAGCACCCAGCGTGCGCTGGTCAGGCTCTGTGCCTGTATGGCCTGTACCAGCTGCTCGTTTATGTACTCAATGATGCCGGGTTTGGCCATTGTGCGCCGGGCCAGTGCCTCGAAGGCTTTCTTGATCTGTGCCGTGTTGCCCTCGTTGTCGTAGGCATCCAGATCCTCCTTGAGCTGCTCGTCGTCCTCCTCGTGCGTACGCAAGGTGCGACGAACCGACTCTACTGGGTCGAGGGTATCAGTAAAGTAACTAACAAAATCCACTTCACTGATGGGGTAGTTTTTCAGACGTTTCAGTACCTGATCCGGTACCTCGGGGTAGCGGACCAAGCTATCGTACCCTGCCGGTTTAGGCGGCAAAGTGAAATCCGTCTCGTGGTGTCCGTCTTCGTACATGACTGCGCTCACTACAGGTTTCCTGTTCGTGTGGTTGGCCAAATAAGGCCCGGCACCCAGAGTCCACTGCGATGGGGTTGGCGAGGACCAGGTTCACCCCCAGCGCAGACTCTGTGAGACCGCCCACAAGCCTTCTCTCTCATGAGGACATTATGAGGAGAGCGAGGCAGTGTGGACGGCGACCTTGGGGCCGGGTGTGTCCAATATCCTGTCCGCCTTACGCGCACCGGATGACCAGCG